GACTATTTTGCCCAGCTCGAAGACCGTATCGGCCATCACCTTACGCCGGCGCAGCGGAATTGGTACGCCAAAAAACATGAGGCCCTTGGTGAAGATATCAAACAGGAGCACCCGTCGACCCCCGACGAGGCTTTCGAAACTTCGATCCAAGGCGCCTATTTTTCCGAGGAGCTTGCGGCGATGCGCGAAAAAGGCCGGATATGCAATGTCCCAGTTGATGAGTCGGCCGTCGTGGACACCTGGTGGGATTTGGGCATGAACGATGCCATGAGCATTTGGTTTACACAGGACGTTGGCCGTGAGATACACGCGATAGACTACTATGAGGATAGCGGCAAGGGTCTTGCTCACTATGCAAGAGTCCTCACCGATAAGGGATATCACTACGGCTCTCATTACGCGCCTCATGATATCCGGGTCAGAGAGCTGGCCGGTGAGGGTAAGTCCAGACTGGAGTCAGCTCTTGCGCTCGGTATACGCTTCAACGTCGTTAACCGCCCGCAGACTAAGGCTGACTCTATCCAGGCGGCACGTAATATCTTCCCGATCCTGTGGCTTGACCAACGGTATTGCGCCGCTGGCCTTGTCCATCTTGAGGCATACCGCAAGCGGTGGAATGAGCGCTTATCATGCTACGACGACACCCCGCTCCACGATGAGCACAGTAACGGCGCGGACGCCTTCCAGACGCTGGGGTTGGGCCATTCTTGGGGTAGGTCCTATTTCCAGACCGCACGGCCGGTCGAACTCGTGGCTATGTCCCAAATGTATATGATGTGATAGAGAGGCTTTGTTTTGCTGCTAGTGAAATCGCCAGATGACTTGCTGAGAGAGGATATTGACCAGGCGCGTGCTAACGCTGATATTGCCATGGCCTTGCCAGTCGTAACCTCGCTTGCGGGGTATGTGCGCTCATGCTGGGATGCCGCCAAACAGGCCAAGGAGCCTGTCCAGCAGAGTATGTTATCCGCCATGCGTAGGCGTAATAACCAATATGACCCTAGTATAGAGGCACAATTTGCAAGCCGGGGGATTACCCACGCCGTCTACATGGGACTTACCGATGAAAAGTGTGCCGGGGCCGAATCCTACCTCTACGAAATCCTATTTCCCCCGGATGAAAAACCATGGGGGATCAAACCCACCCCGATGCCAGAACTGCAACCACAACAAATGCGGATGATCCATGACCAAATAAACGGGGAGTTACAGCAGTTTATGCAGTTGGCTGGAGCTGAGGGATTGCCTATCCCTGTCGATATGGTGCGCGCCAGGATAACGCAGTTGATCGCCAAAGCCGAGGAAGAGATAGGTAAATATGCACGGGAGCAAAATGGCAAGATCGAAGCTAAAATTGACGATATCCTAACCGAATCTGGGTGGTATGAGGCATTAAGCTCTCTTATTTGGGATTTTACGACATTTAAGGCGTGTTTTTTAAAGGGGCCTGTCCTCAAAAATGAGCCTACCCTCGAATGGGATGACGGGGGGAATCCGATAGTACGGGACTCCATCGTTATGCACTGGGAATGCCCTTCCCCCCTGGATATCTATCCCGCTCCGTCGAGCAATCGGATAGGAGACAGTTATCTGATAGAGCGGCACAGGCTTACCAAGTCTGACCTTATCGCCATGCAAGGGTGCGACGGCTACAACCAGGACGCGATCAAGACGATCCTGGCAGAGATATCCTACGGCGCTGCTGCCCAGGATATCCATACTCCTGATGATTCGCAGCCTGTCCGTGGCGCCGTAGGTATCAACAATACCCTCATTAGTGATCCCGAAAGCAAGATTGACGCGCTACAGTTCTGGGGGCCTGTCCAGGGACTAAAGCTGCTCGAATATGGGATTGACCGCGCGGAGATAGATGACCCCTTTAAGGAATATCATGCTGAGATATGGTTAGTTGGTAATGCCGTTATCAAAATGCTCTTAAATGCTGACCCTTTAGGCCGTATCCCCTACTATAAGGCGAGCTTCCGAGAGATCAAAGGCATGTTTTGGGGTAAGGGTATCCCGGATATCATTGGGGATATCCAGGATATGTGCAATGCGACCGCGCGTAATCTTGTGTCCAACCTCAGTATCGCGAGCGGGCCACAAGTTGGTTTGGATATCAGCCAGTTAGCGCAAGGCGAGAAGATCACGCAGATGTTCCCCTGGAAGATATGGCAGTTGGACACCTCGGGGACTTCTATCAATAAGCCTCCATTGTCATTCTGGCAGCCGGAAATCCATGCTGGAGAACTGCTGAGAATCTATGAGTTTTTCTCCATGGAGGCCGACAATAAGTTGGGGGTGCCGCGATATGCTTATGGCGCGCCGGCCAGTCCTGGCGCTAACAGAGCCATCAACACGGCCACCGGGCTGTCCATGATGATGAACAACTCCAGTCGCGGAATAAAGAGGGTATTGCAAAACCTGGATATCAATCTCATTGCAGAGAGTGTCAAGCGTCTGCACGAGTGGTTGATGCTCTACAGACAAGACCCGCTCTTGATGCAGGGAGACATCAAGATTGTAGCAAGGGGGAGCCAGTCCTTAGTCGCCCGGGAAGCGCAGCAGGTAAGGCGCAACGAGTTCTTGCGGCTCATAAGCAATCCCATGCTTGCTCAGATTGTCGGACTACCCGCCATAGCCGAGACAGCGCGTAAAGTTGCCGCGGGTCTTGATATAGGTCTTAAAGACCTCATCCCGACCAAGGAAGAAATGTACATGAATAATATGATGGCTACGGGGAATAATGTGAAGGCTCCCAATGCTTAAATTGCCGACCGACATAGACGAGCGAGTGCGGTTTTATACGGCGTTAGCGCTCTTGGAGGCTACAGGGCCATACCAGGCAGTTAAGGAGGCCGTGCTGGAACCTACTCTTGCATATTTAAGACAGGCTAACGATACGGCACAAGGCAGGGATATTTACTGGAATCAGGGAGCTTGCCAACTATTATCGGAGTTATTGACCATCGCCGGTACAGCGCAAGATACCCTCAGGAAACTACGCCGGTAGGTGCCAATTCCTATCGGATGTAGTGTATTACCTCCTCAGCCACGGGGGGTTCGCCTCCTTCTCCTCCCGTGGCGGATTATAAGCGCGTGATATGCGCTCGATTATAACAGTTGCAGTAACCGGAGACCGTTAGGGGCCCGGATTTCAGAGAGACAAGGGAGACAAAACATGGCAGATGTGCAACCGAATACCGATACCGTAATGGCCGGTATTCCACAATCAGTAGCGGAGCAGGGAGCAGAGGCCGACAGGCTCCTCGCGGAGATGCAGCAGGCTGAACCGCCTCAAGGTGACGATGGCAAAACACAAACGGCGCCTGAGACACGGGATAAACCACAGCAACCGATAGACGATAAGCTAGATGAGCGCTACAGAACCCTTAAAGGCAAATACGATGCGGAAGTTCCGAGACTGTATCAAGCGATGAGAGAGCGAGACGCGCAAATAGCCGCTCTTACTGCCGAGATAAGCCGGATAGCCGCGCAAAACAACACCTCAGCCCCCACCACCACTCAGGATCAACAGCATAAGCGTATTGACCCGGAGCGGTTTAATGATTGGGGAGACGAGTTCAAAGACCTCGCGAGGGAAAACAACGCCATGGCGGAGAAGGTATCTACCCTCGAAGCCACGTTAGCCGAGTTGAAAGGCGACACAACCGCTACCCGCGAAGAGAGGTTTTACGCCGATCTTCAAAAATCAGTTCCCAGCTTTACACAACTCAACGAAGACCGGGGATTCATAGATTGGCTCGCGCAACCGCACCCATACCTGGGGATACCCCGCCAAGCGCTACTCGATCAGGCCGCCGCTAAGTTTGATGCAAAGAAGGCAGCCGCGATTTTCAACGAATATTTACCTGGACAATCAAATTCTAAGCCCAACCCCACAGTTCGTAAAGACCTCAAATCTCAAGTGTCGCCGACATCCAGAGCGCCGACACAGAGTGATATTGCTCCAACTGGCCGGATAGTCAGCTAGGCAGAAGTATCGAAACTCTATGACGACGAGCGTCGCGGCTTGTTCGCAGGCCGTGAAGCGGAGTTCGCGGCACAGGAAAAAGAGATTTTTGCGGCGCAAAGGGAAGGGCGCATCCGATAGGAGGGATGAGCAATGGCTAATATAGGAGCCTTCCCCGCCAGCGCGGGACAACCGCAGTATAGCGGAAACTTTATACCGGCAATTTGGGCCGGGAAACTTGTCAGCAAGTTCTATGGAACTACTGTTTTCGGTGCCATAGCCAATACTGATTACGAAGGACTTATCAAGGCTATGGGAGACACCGTTCACATTAGGACAGTGCCTTCCATAACCATCAAGACGTATTACAAGGGCATGAATCTTTCAGTTGATAACCCTGATAGTCCTGGTGTTGACTTGCCTATTAACAAAGGCAAGTATTTCGCGTTTATCGTTGACGACGTGGACAAAATCCAGTCAGACCTTAAACTCATGGATCAGTGGAGCAATGACGCATCTGAACAAATGAAGATTGCTATCGATACCCTCGTCCTGGGCGATGTTTACGCCGACATTGCAGCCACCAATAAGGGCGCGGCTGCAGGAGCCAAGTCAGGAGCCTTTGACCTGGGTGTTCCAGGCGCCTCGATAGCGCTTACCAAAACCAATGTTTTGGATTACATTGTCGACATGGGAACCGTTCTTGACGAGGCCAATGTGCCGGAAACTGGCCGATGGCTTGTAATCCCCGCATGGGTGGCTGGACTGATCAAAAAGTCTGATCTCAAGGACGCGTCTCTTGCTGGGGACAACCAGAGCGTGATGCGTAACGGACGCCTTGGCATGATTGACCGCTTTACGCTTTATAGTTCTAACCACGTAGCGACAGTCGCTGATGGCACCTATACCTGTTATTACATCATGGCCGGGACTAGGCACGGGATAACCTTTGCCTCGCAGATGACCGAGGTTGAAACTCTCCGCGCTCAGTCCACATTCGGCAATATTGTCAGGGGTCTTAACATATTCGGCTACAAAGTTGTAAAGGGTGATGCGCTTGCTCTTCTTTATGGCCGCAAAGGTTAATTATTGAAAGGAGATACACATGGGAACTTATAACTTTACAATTGGGTCGACTGCCGGAGCCCCGGCGGTCAAGGGCAACAAGCATTTTGTCTTGTCCCGTGAGCTTGATGTCCCGCAGATGATTCTTGACGATGCTACCCTTGCGGCAGCCGCGAAGCTAACCGCAGGGGATATAATCCAGGCGATTGTTATGCCCGCAAGGTCTGTCCTCAAGAATGTTGTTGTTGAGATTGTCACAGCGGGGACAGCCGGAGGCACCATAGACGTGGGTCTTGCCGGAGGCACGCAGGCTTTCGCCGCGCTTAATGCTGTTACGCTCGGAACAACCATCATGGCGCATACCGCTGCCTGGGGTGTTGATACTGTGTGCGGAGTTGTATTTTCAGCTTCCGACACGATTGACGTTCAGTTCATAGCCGACGAGACAGTGGGTAAGATCAGGGTTTACGTTGAGGGTTATATGCTCGATGAGCCTACCGTTTATCAGTCACAGATTTCTTAACGCAATAGGGAGCGTCCCCTCAATAGGGGACACTCTTCATTAAAGGAGGGTGGGAAAATGAGCGAGCAACGATGGCTAAAACAGAGTAACGGCACAATATGGCCTTATACAGATATACTGGCTGAAAGGCCAGATATGGCTATTATTGACCGTGGTGACTATTCCTCTGTATCAAAGGCTAAACCAGAACCATGGGACCATTCCATTGCCGATAAAACGGCAACAAAAGCGGTTAAGGAGCCTCAAAGGCCGAGTGGAGGCCCAGCGGCCAGGAAAAAAGTAACGATAGACTCGCCGTTGGAAGACCTACTTCTGGCAAGTAAACAAAGTCTTATGGCGCTTGGCAAACTGTACGGCATAAAGGTTGATATTCGCATGACTAGGGGCGAACTCATCTCTGCCGTAACAGCGGCCAAGAAAGGACTGGAGGATGTAAAGAATGGCAACGATAACAGCACAAGCGATAATTGATAAAGCTGAGATAATCCTCCAGGACACCACGAATGTAAGGTGGCCCGCAGAAGAATTACTCAGTTGGCTTAATGACGGCCAAAGAGAAATTGTGCTTAGAAAACCAGACAGTTACGTCGAGAATGAGAACCAGATTTGCGTTTCAGGAACAAAGCAAAGCATTCCCAGCGATGCGATAATGCTTATAGACGTTGTCAGGAACATGGGAACAGATGGGGCAACTCCGGGAAGGGCCGTGACGCCTATCGACAGGAAAATCCTGGATGATCAGCGGCCGAACTGGCACACCGAGACTGGCGTAGCCGAGGTCAAGCATTACTCCTTTGACGACCGTGATCCGAAACATTTCTATGTGTATCCCCCGCAACCCTCCAGCGCCTTTGGGTATTTGGAGCTTATTTGCTCAACTTCTCCGCCGGATGTAGCCGCAATCGCAGACATCATGACTCTTGACGATGTATATTCTAACCCTCTTTTGGATTATATCCTTTACAGAGCATACTCAAAGGATGCGGCATTAAGTCCTACCGCGCCGCAAAGGGCCGTTTCCCATTACGGAGCGTTCCTGGCGAGCTTGGGTATTAAAGAAAAGGGTGAGGCTTTATCTGAGCCTTTAGGCGCGTCTAAAGAGGCAAGGTTACAAGCTCAGGCAGCAGGTGCCTAAAAAAGGGAGGCCGACACCATGGCGACGCTTTTGAATGAGTGTGCTGATTATGTTAGACCCGACCTGCGCATGTGTCCTGATCCGGTGATAGAAGAATACATGTTACGGTCGGCGATAGATATATGCCGGAGGGCATTTGCGCTCCAGTGGTGGTATAAGTGGGAAATAACTGATGGTGATGTCGTTGATGGGGTAATAGAAGTCCCCCTTTCCGATTGTAGTTACATGGCTCCTTGCGGGGTTCTAGAAGTCACTGTAGGGGAAGATAAACCTCAAGTGATACTGCAATCAGCCTACCCAGCAGACCTTCCGTCAGCGCCGACGATAGAGTTCTCAGGCCTATACGACGGCAACTATATCCTCGCCGCAAACGTGGCGCTCACGCCTACAAATGACGCTCCATCCATTGATGATGTTCTTTGGGATCGGTGGAAAGACGTAATATCGTCTGGAGCAAAATCCAAAATCTACATGATCCCAGGTAAGCCATGGACTAGTCCAGAACTTGCCGCGTTCCATATAAACGAGTTGATAAAGGGGAAATCAGAGATACGCTTACAATCTGCGAGGGGTGGAGCTGATCATCTTTCATTGCAGGTTGAACCAATTCTATTTATTTAGCGGGGTATGGAAAATTGGGAATCACAAGTCAATACTTAGGGATTATTGTAGCGTTAGCAACTCTTATTGGGACTGTGGCTGGGTGGTTAATAACGTACGGGATGCTTGTTGCCAGAGTAAAACGCATAGAAGAGGACATCAAGGCTCTATGCCTGAAAGAATCAGAGAAACTGCCTGATGGTAGGGATATCTATGTATATAGAACCAGTTGTGATGTTCAAGAAAAAAAAGTTGATGATCAATTCAACCAACTTTATAATAAGTTAAATGATATGCAAAAAAGCCTCGTTATAATGCACACTCAACTTCACAACATTTTGCAGTGTTTTTCCATGCAGCCAAAACCAGAATCAAAAACTATGGCAAAATATGAATCTTAAACTTATCAGGGCCGAAATGGGGCCGGAAGGAACCTTCGGAGTTTTACTCCTTGACGGGAAATCCTTTTGCGTGACGCTGGAAAGACCTTGGCAAGATAATAAGCCTGATATCTCCTGCATTCCCGCCGGAACGTATAAATGTTCACCTGTTAATTCGCACAGATTCGGGGAGACCTTGCAGGTGGATAACGTTCCCGGAAGATCAGAGATAATCTTTCATCAAGGTAACTATGTTGATGACTCCAGAGGGTGCATACTTGTTGCAAGGAGTTATGGAATCCTGGGTCTCACAAGAGCTATACTAACTTCGAGACCAGTATTCACCAGATTCCGGGAGGTTATACAAAACAAGGCTCCGTATATTCTTGAAATAGTGGGGAGTTAAAGTGGCGGCCATAAAAATCCAGGAGTTTAAGGGGATGTTGCCTATTATAGAGGCACAAAGGCTCCCTCAAGAGTTTGCAGCCAGTTCTATAAATGCCAGTGTAGCAGGGCCAGCACTAGCTCCTATGCTTGACAAGACTTCTGCTTCTCTTGGTTCAGTTTTGTACCCGACCATCCATAAGGTAGGCACTTCATGGGTGGCCTTTGACGACATCCTGAATATTGTTAAAGCGCAGGTAACTAATACAGCCAACCGGTTTTTCTATACTGGAGATGGATTCCCGAAACAGACCGATGAAGACCTTCTTGAAGAGACCCCTCCCTATGTGAGACTTGGAGTTGTTGCTCCTACCACTGGCTTGACAGTCGGCCTTGAAGGGACGGCAGGCACAGAAGTCCAGGCGTCAGTTTCTTACATCTATACCAGGGTTTGTAAATGGTCGGACGGGACGGAAGAGGAAAGCGCGCCTAGCAGTCCAACAGTAGTATTAGACGTTTACGAGGATCAATACGTTGAATTGACGGGATTTGTGGTCGGCTCAGGATATAATAACGTGGTTACTCATTTTAGGATTTATCGCCTGTCTTCCAGTGAAACGACGTCGCAATTTCAATACCTGGCAGAGATAGCCATAGCGACAACCCAATATGATGATAGGAACGGGACAAACTACGCGCTTGGCCTTGTGACCGCTGAAGTCTGTGAAACAACGGGATGGGATCCGCCGCCCGATAATCTTGCCGGACTTATTCAGTATTCAAATGGCCTCCTGGCCGGTTTTGTGGCAAATAACGTCTATGTATCCGAACCATTCGTTGCCTACGCATGGCCAACAGAAAACATGCTTCCGGTTGATTATGACATTGTTGGCCTTGCTGCTTTCGGGAGCCAACTTATTGTATGCACAGAAGCATATCCCTATGTCATTACTGGAGTTGACCCTCAATCCTTTACTCAAACCATACTGCCGTTCATGGAACCATG